GCACTTATAGCTCGGCTTTAATTGATTTGTCATCAAGTCCGAGGTTTCGTGCCATGTCTGCAATATCTCGTTTATCATTGATTTTTGCCATCAGGTCTATTTCATCAGATTTCATATTAGGATATAATTTAGCCAAGAACTTCTGACTTTTGTTATCTCCCTCTTTTTTCTTTGCGGCTAACCAATAGTGGAACTGTGGTCCCATCGCTGGACTAACGCTAGTACAGGTCAACCATTGTAGTTTAGTATGTTTAGATCCCAAGTCAAAGAAATGTTTGTTTACACGTTCATTAGTAGCCATTAGGTAATATGCCTGTAAGTCTTTGCCGCCACTGACATTAGCACCATATTTTAACATTAGATATGTTGAGAATTTCTTACGATCGTCATCTGTGAAGTTGTCATAGTAAGCACGATCCTTGCGATCGTATGCCTGCATCTCATATTTGATTTCTAAACTGCTGCTCACTTCTTATTCCATCCCTTGCTGAGATAACCTAATATTCTATCTACACTAGACTGCATGTTATTATATTTGTTTTTTAATGCAGTAATTTCATCTGCTTGCTGATTAACTAAATCTCTTAATCTATCAAATTCTACCCTGCTTTCACGGATAGTTTTATCATGTGACATCAAGTTTGGACGCGGTGGGGCATTTGGGTCTATTTCACGTTTCTTTTTCTGTTTAAACATCTTTGGGTTAAACATCTTTATATTCCTCCGAGAGCTTATATATAATTATACATTCTTCTACCGCATGTTGTAAAGCACAATTTCGATTTCTATGCTTGTAGATATCCGTCCACATACGTTGCTCAACCAATTCTTTGGCTTGCCAGCTTTGTCCAATCATTATGCGTTCTGTGGTACCTGCTAGTCGGGCGTAGGTAGTAAGCCCACCATCTGGACTTTCATAGATATATGTTCCACCTGGTACTAGATTACCCATTCCAATGCCTCACTATGCCTGCTATGATAAACAAGTTAGTAACGATATATAATGCCACTACCGTTGTTCTAATTGCCGCAACAACATCTGCTTCACTGTCAGTGATGCCTTCTTTCTGCCCAAGGGCCTTGGCCCAAAGTCTCCACATGCTCAATCCTTTCTTTACCATATTTTACCGTAGTCAACTACTTCGCTTTGTCGACTGATATCTTTGACAAAATAAGCACACAATGGATGTGCTCCATCATTGATTGGTACTGCTAACATCTGTCCTGGACGTAGTTTTGGGAAAAACCATTTAACGTCCTGATAGATATCTACGATCTCAATCGGATAGAACTCTGGTTTAAAACTATCTAGTGGATTAAAACAGAACACACTGAATCCACGATCGTTAATACTAGTCAACGGAATAACTTCCAAGTCACCAAAGTCTGGTTCACCGATAAGTATCTGCCAATCCACAGGCATTTTAACTAGATTGCCACCGATGCGTAATACCAGCGCAGGGCTATTAAATGATTCTAAAAAGATCAATGGAATAAAGAAGTAGTCGGGGTTCTTTGGATCGCTATTGTCTAATATAGCAAAACGTAGATCCTCGACTTCATCTGGAATCTCATTCATCTCATACGCTGTGTTTTCTAGGGTTAGTATATACATAAATTACTGCCAATCGGTCTTTTCAACAACGAATGGGTAGTTAGCCTCCTTGTAAAATTGCTTTCTTTTTGTTAAATGCCGTTTGGCAAACTTGCATGTTGATGTTATGTCCCAGATTTGGACGAAGTCTTTGTCTTCCGCTTTGCGAATGCCACGCCCGATACTTTGGATGACCCTAACAAAGCTCTTACCGGGCTCAATAAGCACAAGGTTAAAAACACGAGGAATGTTGATACCAACAGCAGCAACCCCATAAGTGGCAACAATAACCTTGTCATCCATGGTCGCAATATCATCATATTGTTCTTTTCTATCATCTGCTTTAGTGCCTCCTGACACGAATACAGCATCTTTAATTTTTTCTATTAATGCCCTGCCTGGCGCGATACGATCTACTAGGACAAGTGTGTTGCCTGACTTACGTATCGACTCTACCAGCTTGGCAATATAGTTTAATCGGTCTTCTGTCTCTAATAGATATCTTAATTCACTTTGATAATCTTTATACTCTACATGATCAACTAACTGTAGGACGTTCACATGACAGTTAGCAAGTACGCCCTGCTCTTGTAATTCACTGGCACTTAACCGGCCAATAACGTCTCCAATACTACACTTCAGACTGACAAATTCGTAATCTTCTTTAGGTATCGTGCCAGTTAAGCCCCAGCGTATAGGTACGTGTGCCATTACACCAGTAAGCAGAGTTTTAAGCGCATCTGCCTTGGCCATGTGTACTTCATCAACCATAACACAGACTACATCTTGTAGGAACTCACCAATGGTGATGTCCACTTCGTGGTTACGTGATCCTTTGAGCAAGATGTTTAGACTCTGCCAAGTGCAGATAGTATGTGTCTTGCCAAACTCTTTACGGTCGCCAAAGTAGACTCCAACATTCAGGCCCATGTTTATATAGTCTGCTTCTGTTTGTGTGACAAGTGATTTGTTTGGAACAATGACTATAGTGCGCCCATGTGGTTCACATCTATGTGATAATACTGCGGTGATTAAAGTCTTGCCTGCGCCAGTTGCGATCTCTTGCAGGCATTGTGGATTCTCAAGGAACTTGTTGATGATTTCAACTTGATAATCACGTAACATGATTGGTGTTCCTGCTTGAGGGTGAGTCTTAGGCCATGTTAAATGACTGTAACTATCTTCAGTCACTTGTTCAAAGTCATACTGTGTTTTGTAGTCACGTAGATCTTCTAGTTCTAAATGATAACCTTGACTGTCTAAATAAGGAATGATCTCTGGCAGTAGGTTAACATAGGTACTACCACCCATTTGGAAGAATGCTATCTTGCCATCCCAACGTCCTAGACGGACTGCGGGTAGATAACGTGCACCAGGGATCTCATACTTGAACATATTACTAAGTTCTTTACGTTCATGTAAGTCTAGGCCTTCTATCTTTACATTAACTTCATCTTTGATTATTAGTCGGGCTAGTGCCATAAGTTTTATTATATAATCTTTTTATTATATTTTCAAGTTTTCTCAGAATTATTTTTTTCTGTTGGATCTAAATTATCATACCATTGTAACAGTTGGATTAATTGTTCTGTATCGTGTATTACCTGAGAACGTTTTTCTTCAGATTCTACATAGGGCAATGAAAGATTACACAGTTGTTCTAAAGAATATTCATCAACTCCGCTGTGAATAATATGATCTACAAAATTTATTCTAGTGGTAGTTCTATCAATCATACCATCGACTATTTTATCAATCTCTTCATGGTATGTAGAAAATATCAGATGTAACCTCGGTAATTTTCCAAAGTTCCAAGCAGTATGATTTGATGTGGTAACTAAATGATATAATTTACCATACTGCATGTGGTATATCTTGTGTCCCTGTACGAAATAAGCCAGGGTATTGGTAAAGATAGGAATATGTATTCGCATGGGATCTACATCAGCATGCATAGGATAACCCCCTGTAGGTTTTAACCAAGATAGCCTAATTCTGGTAATTTTTAAACCCGATAATTTTTCAATCTGTTTAGTTAATTCTGCTACATAACTGTTTTCTAAATCAGGATGCCAATTGTTATAAGTTAAAGCATGTTTTTTATTTTTTGCCACCACCACGCTTGCTGGATGATAGGTAAAATCGTTTACAGCATTACTTTCTAGCATTTCATAATCGGTAGTCCAATCGGTTTCTCCTTCTGGTAAACGCAGGGATACAACACTGAACCCAAATTGATTACGCACAATGAAGTCAAATATTTCTTTACGTAACCGTTCAATATCAACGTCAAAATCAAGTGCTTGAATAGCACTAGTAATTTTATAGTTACAATATTTTTGATGTATCTTTAAAAAATCTATTTTTTTCATAGGATGTTTTTCCTTAATTTAATGTCTGCAAATACATGTCTATATTGAGGATTTATATGATCTATATTTGAGTCCTTGGTTAGATCATTTATTAGTTGACTGTTTGGCATGCGCAGAGTTTTGGGCAGGATTTTTGAAGTAATTTTACACTGTAAATCTAAGCTACCAGTTTCTGTAGTCACTGTTGCTATGTCTCCTTCAATAATCCCTAACTCTATAGCATCATCATTATTAATTTCTATATACGGTGATTCCTGTGATCTAATAATTCCGTTTACACTAGATGATTGTCGTATTCCGGTCATTAGTATAAATGGAAAGTTATAATGATAAATTCTAGATTTATCCAATTTTAATAGTAATCTAGTAAAACTTGATGTTAAATTAATTTTATTATTATTATATAGTATCTTTTGATCAATTTTGTCAGTCACATGTGCCATACCTGTAGATACTAGTTTATCAATTTGTTTATGTGTGTATTCGACTAAATTTAATAGATCTTTACCAGGAAAATATCTTATATATAATAAGAATACTTGCCACCATATCACAGCGATCATCGAGTTGTCATACTTAGTGCCCAAAGTTTTGCGTAATATATAAAGAGTATTATTTATTTGATTAGCAGTAGATTTTTGGTACAAGTCTACTAAAAATTGATTGGGATTTTCTGTATACTTTTTAATATTGATTTGATCTTCACCAGGATTAATTATTCCTAACCTAACTAATATTTCCTCAAATATGTTTTGACTGTGTTTAGCAAACTGAGGTTTATTTAAAATTGGTCGGCTGAGTTGGGCATATCCATTTTTAAAATTATCACCACCCATCACCTCATATTTTTCAAAAAATGTTGTTATAGGAAGAACATAATCTGCTAGTCTTGTGGTATCTGTAGTAAAACTATCTAATACTATAACTAAATCAATTTTAGCTAATTGTTTTTTAAATTCATGTTTATTAGGCACCCTGACCGCTGGATTACTGGATTCAATTATTACGGCTTCAAATTTATCATGTTCATTAACATACAAATTTTCAGACAATATCGAATAAGAGGTAACTCCTTTCAACTGGTGTTGATCAGTAAATGGACTTTTCTTTTTTGAAAAACATCTATCTGGCTGCAAGAGAGAAAATATAGGGATCATCCCTCCTTGTTTTTGATAATTGCCAGTGATATGAATCAATACATTGAGTAAATAAAATACACTATATGGATAAACACCATGATCTATACCATTTCCAGAATCTATCGCTACTCCATTACTAGTAGAGATTAGGGAAATTAACTGATCCATATGAGATCGATCGATCCCACAAATGATTAAATATTCATCCAAATTAATTTTAGAAAAATGATCTTTTATAA